CGCCCCCGAGCGCCCCTTGGCCGTGACGTCGTTGGCGATGTTCAGTCCGTCCGTGGCCGGCCTGATCGGCGGGTGCACGTTCACCCCGTAGGTCAGGGCCAGCGCGGCCGTCTGGTTATAGAGGCTGCGCCCGGTCCGTAGAACCATCTCGTACGAGTCGCGGCTGTCAAAGATCAGACCAAGCTCGGTCCGCGCGATCTCGCCGAGCAGGTCAGAGAGAGTGGCCGGAACCTGTGGACCCATGTCGTGCGGATCGGTTCCGATCACGGTTCCCGTGATGCTGGCCTCGGCCAGCACGCGCACGAACCGATCCGAGGTGGTCTCGCCCGGGTAGCCGGTGCCGGCCTCGTAATGCACGAGCGCGAACGCATCCATGTTGGCCGTGCTGTCGAGCAGCAGCACCGACTGTCCAAGGGAAATGCGCCCCGATTCAACCTGCCCGACAGTGTCTTGAACGATCGCGATCGTACTGAATTTCGTGATCCTCGAACCCAGCGACGCCCCCGTGAGCGTGCCGGTCCCGACCACGGCGCCGTCGACCATGATGGACACCGCCACGTCCGAGCCCGACGTCGACATGCGCGCGTAGATCTGTCGCCAGCCATCCACGAACGGGATGTTGTTCACCTGGACACTGGCGAGGCTCGTCCCCGTGGCTTCGTTGTAGTAGTAGACCGCCGCCCGCACCTCTCCGTCGGCCGGCACCGCCGCACCGATGGAGCCGGGCGGGAACGTGTCGAGCCTGACGCGGAAGACAACGGGTCCGCCGTCGATCGTGAGCGTCTGCATCGCGATCGCAATGATCCCGTGCGTCTGATCGGTGTCGGGAATCGCGGTACGGGTCCACATCGCCGAACCGAGGGCCGGTGCCGGTACAAAGATCCCGTTTGTCGCGATGCCGGCCTGACCGAGGTTGTTCGACTCCAGCGTGGGCAGGTTCTGCGAGCCGGGCAACGTGGCGTCGCCACTCCAGTTGAACGCCGAAGTCGTATTAACGCCGGTGAATTGGCGGTGCGTCCCGTCATCGACGCCGGGCACGGCGGAGGGCACAACGTCGGGTTGGCGGTCGAACCCTTCCATCGGCCAGTAGCCGGCCGGTCCCGTGCCCGCCGCGGTCATCGCGTCGATGGTGCGCCGCAGCGCCGACCTTACGGTCTTGCTCGCGTTGATTTTTGCCGACGGACCGGCGATTCTGATCTTTGTCCACGAGTCACCGCCAAGCCCGGTGGCCGGGCTCCAGTTGATGTCGTGATCGGGGTCCCATGAGTCGACGGCGCCACTGATCAGCGTATAAGTACTCACGCCGAGACGGATCCGGGCGGGAGTGTTGCGCCCGATCAGGCCGTAGAGGCTGCTGCGCGCGTCGTCGGGGTTGTAGGCGTTGCTGCGGTTGTCCAGGGTAATCCCTGCCCGCGACAGGCCGAGCGCCGAGCCCTCGTCAGATAGGCCCCATGTCATATCGACGACATCGCGCTCGTACGTGCGGACGGCCTGCCAGTCGCCCGAGTAGTTGAGCTGCGCTCTCACTCCGATGTCGACCACGTCACGCCCTCGCGGCCTTGATTCCGATGACCTCGGGACCGGCATCGCGGACCGCGCGGGCAATCAGCTCGACGATCGCGTCGCCGAGGCGGCTGCCGTCGCTGCGGATGACGACATCGCCCCCGCTGCCCCGCCCGTTGGCCGGGATGACCCGCTCGCCGGCCTGCAGCACCGCGAGCATCTCCGAGCCGGGCGAGCCGGGCACTATGCCGCCCCGATGGAAGTGCGGCAGGTTTGGTACACCGATCGTCGCCCCGCCGATGAACGGCACCCATGTCGGGACTGTCCACTGAAGACGGCCGACGGTGTTGTTCCAGGCGTCGGCAACAAAGTTGAACGCCGCCCGGAAGGGCGCGCTGATGAAGTTCCCGATCCGCCTGAACACGTCCCCGATCTTGCTCGGCAGTGCCTTGAGCCAGTCCCACACATCGCCGGCGGTTCGCTTGATCCACGTCCACGCGACACGCCATATCGTCTGGAACCACGTCGTTTTCTTGGCGATCAGCACGACGGCCGCGATCAGCAGGCCGATACCGATGACGAGCAGTCCGATCGGGTTCGCGTCAAGGGCGATGTTGAGCAGCCACTGCACGGCCGTCCACGCGACGGTAGCCGTCTTCACGACGCCCATCACGACGACGTTCTTAGCCGTGGCCGCCGTCTGCGCGATGGTCGCGTACGTGCTCGCCTTGGTCGCGAGAGCGATGCCTTTCATGACCGGTCCGATACCCATCAGAATCGGTCCCGCATAACCGGCCACCTGCGCGAGGTCGCCGTATTTGTAGCTGAATTCCTTCGCTTGCTCCTCAAGCTTTTGCAGGGGCGTGAATGACTGGTCGACAATGTCGCTGTTGCGCTGCAGCACGCCCGATGACATGTCGACCTTCTGCGCGTACGTGCCGAACTGAGCCTCGGTGATCCCGAGGGTCTTGAGCAGCCCCTGCAGGGTGCCGTCGGACTCCTTGGTCGCCGCCATGAGCTGAGTCCGGGCGGCGCGGCCCGTGAGCCCGAGCTGCTGCTCCATCAGGCCGAGCAGCGCCGCGACGTCGTCGACGTTGAGCCCGGCCTTGTGCAGGTCGGGACCGATCCGGCCGAGCATCGCGAGAAAGTCGCCCTCGGTGCTGGTCGTGTGCTCCTGAATGAACCCGAGCGCGGCCGTGGCGTCCGAGAGGTGCTCGACGTCGATGCCCATCGTGCCGAGCGCGGTGCCGGCCTTGCCGAGGGCGGTCGCGCTCTCGCCCGAGGCGTCGCCCACCATGTCCCAAAAGCTCGCGTACGCCTTGAGCGCATCGCCGCTCGTGAGCCCCTGTTGCTTGCCGGTTTCCATGAGGTCGAGCACCTCTTGCAGCGGAAACCCGACGTTGGCGGTCGAGATGACGAGATCGCGCATAGCGTCGTCGCTGATCCCGAGACCGGCCGCCAGCTCGCGGGTCTTGATATTGGTGTCGGCCGCGCCGCGGGCGAACGCCTCAAGGCCGACGCCGAGCGCGGCGCCGGCCGCCGTGACCTTCGCGAACGTGCTGTCGAAAGCGTTCTTGACGTTGTCGAGATCCTTCTCCAGCGAACCCTCGTCGACGCCGATCCCGACGACAAGATCCTCAATCGTCGCCATCGCTCACCTCCCCGGATCCCGGTGTCCACTCGCCGCCGAGCCGCTCGGCTAACATCCTGCCCACGCGCTCGGTCTCCTCATCCGAGGAGCCGCCGCGCTTCCACCCGAGCATAAACTCGGCGATCTTCGCCGGGCGCGACTTCTTCGCCCGGTTGACGTTGGCGATCGTCGAGGCGATTAGCGCGGCCTGCCAGTCGCCGCGGACCGGCCCGAGCGGACCGTGAGCCGTCTCGTAAGCCTCCCAATCGGCCAGCTCCTGCCCGGATATCCGGGAGAGCATCTCGGCCACGGTCATGCCGCCGAGGTGGCTCGTCAGTCTGTGGTAGAACTCTCGCTCGGGTCGGTCTCTGAGTCTTTTCCCGCCGCCTCAGCCGCCTTACGGCCGAGCCCGGACAGCTCGACCGCGATCTCGGCAAGTCGACGCACCACGTTGCCCGACTTCTTCCCGAGGTCCTCCTCGGTAAGGGGCAGCGGCTCGTCGGTATCGGGGTCGTACAGGCACCGAGCGAGCAGCCGCGCATTGCGGTTGCCGGCCAGGTCGAGCATCATCTCGTCACCCGAGGTGCGCATCATAAACAACTCGGCCTCGTACCGGTCGCGCGCCTTGCCATCGAGCCCGCGCACACGGAGCTTGATGTGCCCCCACTCGGGCACCACCACGTCCTCATAGGGGATGTCCTCGGCGTCGAGGATCGCGGCGGCGAGAGGGTTCGCCCTCTTCGCCGCCCGCGCCTCGCCGAGCGTCTTGACTTCCTTGGCCCGCTGCGTGTTGCTCACAGACTGCTCGCGTCCCCGACCACAGGCTTGCCCGTGACCTTGAACGTGACCGAGGCTGACAGCTTGTCGTCGTACGGGCTGTCGGGCTCATACCCGGTCAGGATCGAGTCGAACGTCCAGGCGGCGCCGGACGGCCACTCGATGCGGTACGTGCGCGGGTCGTCGTCCTCGAAGTCGGCGACCAGCGTGTCGTGCACCGCTGGCCGACGGTTGATGTCGATCGACACCTCGCCGCCGTCCTTGAGCGAGCCGAGGAACTCCATCCACCCGTCCTCGCTGTCGTGCGCGGTCACGTCGATGGTGTCGCGCTTGAGCCCCGGGCCAGAGATGCCCGTGATACTGGCGATAGCGACGAATGCCGAACCCGAGAACCGCTGCAGTTGCGTCCCGAAAGCCCTTTCACCGGCCACGGTCACACCTCCTATTTAGTCTGATTGTGACGTGTAGATACGGAAACGGTCCATTCTGTGCCTGATGGTGCGATCGGGGTCGCGCAGCGTCTGCGAGAACTCGTGACGGACCATCCATACGGTAACGCCCGAGGTCGCGGCGTCGAGTGCCGCCTCCTGCAGGTCAAGCGCGGCGACGAGCTGCTCGCCGATGTCGTTGACGGCGCGCGCCGAGCGCGCCCGCGCCCATGAGTGCAGGGTGGCCGCGATCTGCCGACCCTGGCCCGAATGCGTGCCGTCCGGGATCGTCGTGCACTCTCCGATGTGGACATACGGAAAGGGCTCATCCTCGGGCGGCTCGTCCCATACGCCCTCGTGGCCGACGATCGCGGTCAGTCCGGCGGTCGCGAGGAGCACCGAGCGCATGCCGATCTGCACGGCGTCGACTGGGTCGATCGTCGGTGCTGTCATGCGATCTCCCCCTTGACCTCGCGGGCAACCCGGTCAGGAAAGCGTACGCGTGATCTCTCCGCTGCGGGCTGCGCGAACGGCTGCGCCGGCTGGCGGCTCGTGCCGCCCTCGATCACGAACGAGTGCGGCGCTGTCGACACCGCCCGTCCGGAGAGCCCGTCGACCTCGGCCTGCATCCCGTCGCGCAGCGCCCCGGTGCGCACGGGCACGCTGTCGCGCATGTCCTGCGTCACCTCCTCGGTCTCGTCCTGCACGGCGCGCTCGGCCCCGCGGCGCATCTTGTCTGGCAACTCGTCGAGCTTGCCGAACAACGCGTCAAGCCCCTCTACCTGGATCTTAAAGTCGCCGTTACGTGCCATCGCGCACCTCCCGGGCGACGCGCTGCTCAAGGATCCGGATGCGGCTGCTCAGTGCCGAGCGCGTGCGCGCGTCCTGCGTCCGGTCGCGACGGGCGGTCAGCCACTCGATCTCGGCGCGCCAGCCGTCGACGCGAGCCGCGTTCATGTTCGCCCCGCAAGGTGGCCGGCCATGAGCCGCGCCGCGCTCGCCTCGCCAGAGGGCTCGCGCTCGTACCGACACCGATCCGGGAAGAGGTCGCGCAGCTCGGCGCCGAGCTGGCCCGCGAGGGCGTCGTCGCTCGACGAGGCGAGCGCGCCGAGCTGGCCCGACCACGCACGACGGTGCTTGACGTCGTCGGCCTGCTCGCCGCCGTAGCCGACCCAGTTGCCGTATAGCGAGCGTTTCTGCACCAGCGTCAGCACCTCCGGCCGCCACGCGGTCACCGCGGCGACCATCTCGCGGAGGGCGTCGCGACCGACGATCATCGGCACGTGCAGCTCGTAGGAGTAGTCGAGCGGCTTACCGAACGCGCGGAGGGTCTCGGCGGTCGCCTCAGTCTTGACCGGCCCATGCGGGTCGCGGCGCTCGCGCCGGGTGGCGTGCCAGTCGGCCCACGTGGCACGCCACAACCGCGGGATCGTCTCGGCGGGCGCCGTCACGTACATGTCGTCGTGGAACCAGTAGAACTCGCCCGAGAGCGCTCGATTGCCCGCGATCGCAGCCATGATGCGCGCCGTGTTCGTGTGCGTGTGCGCGCCCTGCCTGGCCGGGACATGGACCGCGCCGGTCAGCCACCGGGGCTCGCCACCATAGACCCACACCCGCCCGTGCGGGAGGTTGGCCGCGATCGAGCGCAGCGCGTAGCGCAGCTCCTCGTACGCCCGCCCCTGCCGGACCATGAATACGACGTCGCGCATGCTCACCTCCCGGGAGCCTCGAATGAGTATGACCCGAGCCGGTAGGCCGGACTGAAGCCGCGCCCATCCTCGATGTCGGCCAGCTCCAGCCCGGTCTCGTCGACGAGGTGCTGCCAGTCGCCGCCCGCGAGCCACCGCCCGGCGGGATCGGCGTCGAGGTACGCCCGCGCCCGCTCGACGCGGTTCGCGGGCTCGATCATCTTCAGGTGGTACATGAACACGGGCAGGCGCTGGCGCAGCAGCCGCGAGACGGCCGGGACCGGCTGGCAGTGGATCGGCTTGTTCGGGAACCGCTGCCCGGGGTGCAGGTGAAACAGGCGCTTACGGTCGCCCTTGACCGCCCACGGTCCATCGCAGCGCCACTGCGTCGGCGTCCACATCTCACGGAACGGGAACGTGAAGAGGGTCCGCCGTGAGGCGCTACTCAGTAGCGGCGGGATCAGCTCAGCCGCGCGGTCCTCGATGCGCTCGTCCGGGTCGACGAACAGGACCCATCCGGCGCCGGCCGCGCGCAGCAGCTCACGCTTGTGTTCGTTGAGCCGCCCCTCATGTGGCCACGGCCCCGAGCGCGGCGTCTGCACCTCGATCACGCGGTCGACCCACGCGAGGTTTTCGCGCAGGCCGTCGATCAGCTCCTGCGGCTCGTCGCGGCGCGCGTAGATCGCCGTGAGCGTCATCGCCACCACCGGATCACGACGCAGGGCAAGGGGCAGACGTAGATCGCGGAATGGGACACGTACACGCCGACCCACAGGTCGCGCGGCTCGACGTAGAGACTCAGCCGCCCGAGCACAAGCCGACGCCCGGCCACGTCAGTGCTCCCGCAGCGCCCGCACAGCGTCGGCCTGGCCGGCCAGCATCCCGCCGTCCCGCCAGCCCTGGTACTGCGGGCGATCCTTCGCGTACTGCGCCTGTGAGTTGACGCGCACATATTGCGCGTCACGCTCGGCCTTGCCCGCGCTCGGGTGCACGTGCTCGATCATGACGTCGGGCAGGTAGCGCAGGCACCCGGCCGCCTTGCCGAGGTCGCGTACCGCGTCGTCGCAGTACAGATGGTCGACCGGCGCCGGCACCATCTTGCCGCCGAGCGCGCGGCAGATGTCGGCGGTCATCGCCCACTGCGTCGGCGTGTTCTCGTGCTGGTAGCCATCGTCGCCGTACACGATCCCGGTCCCGAGGTCGCGCAGCTCGTCGAGGTAGCGCTGCGCCCACTCGTCCGTGCGCGGCAGGTGGTCGTCGCCCATGAATCCGAGCGCGAAATAGCTCTCGCACTCCTGCCGGGTAGCGCGGTTGAGCTTCCACACCAGAGGGCGCCAGCGGTGCCCCTCAGCGAGCCGTACGCCGCGCGGGAAGCTCTCGGCAAGGCGTCGGTACCCGGCGATCGTGGGGTCGTCAACGTCGACGTCAACGCGCATCGAGGCGACCGCGAGCGCACCCGTGGACTGCCACGCCTCGACCAGGCGGCCGACGTTCTGTGGCCGGGAGCGCGACGGGACAACGATCAACATGTCGGTCATGGGTAGGTCTCCCGGGAGGGGCGAGTCGGGGTGCCACGCGAAGTACGGCGACGGGACCGGCAACGGCCGCCACGGCTTGCCTCGGTGATCGGTGGCCGTGATCCTGTCCCGCCGCTTGGCGCCCCACGCGGACTGTCCCGGGATCCACCAGTAGTGATAGAGCACGCGCTCGATCGTGACCTCGGAGGTGATCCGGCCACGGAGCTTCGCCGCCCACGGCGCATCTTCGGGGTCGCCGGTCGCCTTGTCCCGGAAGTCGACCGAGCGGGCGAGCGAGGTGCGGATCGGGTTTTCGTGCGTGATGTCACGGCAGAACCGGTCGGGCTCCTCGTACCACCCGGTGAATTTGGTCGACAACTCAGCGACCTTCAGGGGCTCGCCGTCGCGGTGCACCATCATGTGCAGCCCGACGATGTCCGGCCAGCTCTCCAGCGCGCCGAGGATCGACTCGACGTAGTCGTTGGTCACGGTGTCGTCGTCGTCGACGTGGCAGACGTAGTCGGTGCCGGCCGCCTCGACGAGCGCCTGCCGCTTGACCGCGAGATCGGTCTCGCCGTTGTCCCAGTAGGCGAGAACCTTGACCCGCCCGGCCGCGGCGTCGACCTGCGGCATGAGCCCGAACAACAGCCGACCCAGCAAACCGCGACGCTGCCCGAGCGTCGCGATAAGGACTGTCAGCGTCGGCGCGCTCATGAGCCCCGACACCATTCCGAGCGGCCCGGCGCCGCGACCGGCAGGTAGAACACGTCAGCGAACGTCGCATGTGGACGGTTGGCGTACTCGTGGTTCCAGGCGAATACGGCCTGCCACCCCTCAAGGGCCATGAACGCGCTCACGTCGTCAATGTGCGCGGCCTCGGGATGGCCGCTCGACTGCGTCTCGACGACGACGAGCGACAGCGCGGGCGCGCACGAGCAGAGGCTGGCCGACTTGAGCGCATCAAGCTCGGTTCCCTGCGTATCGACGACGAGGACGTCTGCGTCGTCCTGCACGTCCCGGATCGGGACGACGGCCACCCGCACACCGCCCTCGGGCTGATGTACGCCCGCCCCGGTGCCGACCTCTGGGCGCAGCGTGTCCCACGCCCCGTCGCCGCCACAGAGGCTCAGCGTGGCCTCGCCACGGGTCGCCCCGGCCGCCGCCTCGATGACGCGCACGTCATCGCCGAGCGTGCGCAGGTGCGCCGCGCTGGCCGGATTGGGTTCCATGTACGTCACGCGCTCGACGCCGGCCGCGCGGTAGTGGTCGATCTCCTGCCCGAGGTGTCCGCCCACGTGCAGCACGTGCCGGGGCTTGACGCCGAGGTCGGCGCAGTCCCGCGCGAACCGCCGGAAGTTCCACGCGTCCGGCGTGCCCTCAAGGTGAACAACTCTCACGATGAGTCCTCGGTCTGATCGACGGCCTGCACGATCTCGCATGCCATGCGCCGATAGGTGCTGTGCGAATCGCTGACGACGGAGAGCACGCGCAGCATGAACCCGTCCTCGATCTCGGAGGGCAGCTCGCCGCCGAAATAGTCGCCGCGGCGCACGTCCTCGTACACCTCCGAGTGCACGACGTGCGAGAGCTGTGCACCCCATACGCCGGCCGCCTGCGTCTCCTCGGGCGTCGGTTGGTTGACCTTCGCCCGGATGGTGCCGACGAAAACGTTCGACTCCGCCCGGCCACCGCCCGAGTCGACGCTCTCGGTCGGGCGGTACACGCTCAGGGTGTGGGTCAGCAGGTGCGCGACGCTCATTCGGTCGCCGCCGTAACCGCGTCCCACGGATCCGTTCCGCCGCCTACGGGCATGACCGGGTACAGCTCGGACCGCTGCACGGGCAGGTAGCCCTCAAGCGGCATCGTGGTCGCGCCGAGCTTGCCGACGGCCTTACGGACGAGGCGCGCCTCGCGCTTGGTCAGATACAGGGTCGCGATCCCGCCGTCGCTAGCGAGCGCGTAGGAGTAGTCGCCGAGGGTCTCCTGTTGCGCGCCACGCGGGTTACTCAGCCCACGCCGGATCATCGCGGAGATGACTGTGGCGACGACCGACGGACACGTCGTGTCGTCGGTGTCGTCGAGGAGCGGCGACACCTGATCGATGACGAGTCCGCTCGCCTGCTCGATCAGCGGGTCGAGCGTCTCGTCGGTCTGCCCCCCGAACCCCGGGAGCGCGAGCAGATAGTCGACCGTCACAAGCGGTGTCGCGCTCACGGTGAACCCCCTCGGTCAGTGAACCTCTTCGGGCGGTGCCTCGGCGGGCATCGGCGCCCCGCCCTCGACCGGCACCATCGAAGCGAGCACCTCGCCGCGGTGCGCCGCGCGGTACGCGGCCAACGTCGCCGCGGGGATGCGCCCAGCCGGACTCATCGCGGGGCGGTTGCGCTTCGGCTGTCGGGCAACCCATGCCGCGACCTCGGCGCGGGTCGGCCTGCGCTCAACGACCGGCACCTCGACCTCGACGACGGCCCCGCCTGGCGGCACGTCCTCGACGACCTCCTCGTCGGCCTCCTCGGGCTCGACCCCCTCGTCGACGGGCTCCTCGCCCACCTCCGACTCAGCCGCCCTCGCGTCCGCGTCGACAACGTCGCTCGGCACTGCGGCTGAGTCGGTACCGGAATCGAACCGGTCGGGCTGCAGTCCCTGGGGACCTTCGTTGCGCACGCCATCGGGTGCGGGGTGGCCGAACCGCCGCAGTGACTCGGCGGCGACCCGCAGTGCCTTGTAATCCGCGTCGGGGTTGTGCCGCCGCAGGACGGCGATCACCTTCGCGAGCGGTGTCCGGTGGTTCACCCGGGCGCCGAACTCGTCGGCGCCCGGGATCACGATCTGCGTCACGAGCTGGTGCCACCTCCGCTGATCCGCACAGCGCGCGTGAGGATCATGTCCGAGTCGGGGTCGGTCGGGTCCTCGGGATCGGTGACCACGGCCGTACCCGTGTACGTGTCCACGAGCGACCGGTCGGTCGTGTTCGTGTAGTCGTAATCCATCAGCCAACGGGCGTTGATGCCCATCGAGCCCGCCTGCGCGCCGGACGGGGCGGCCTGCGCGAACGCCGCGCCGCGCGGGATCGCCGGGGCGACGGACGCGAGCACGAACGCCGACCGGTGGTAGGCGTACGCGTCGGTGTCCGGGATGCCGGTCGACGTGATCACGGTAAAGCCCGCGATCCGGCCGATCGTGGCCTCCTGCAGCGCAGGAGTGGCCGGGCCACCGATCGAGTCGTTGCGGATGAGACGCTCGGTGTTGAGGATCTCCTCCTCGATCGCGGTGCCGACGAGCAGGTAACGGCCCGCCATCGGCACGAACGACTCATTGAGCACGCGCCGCGCGCGGTTCGCGATCTTGTACCAGTCGCGCGCCGAGCTGGTCAGGAAGATCGAGTCATCCGCGTCGAGCGTGTGGTCGGCCTCGTACGAGGCGCCGACGATCTGACCGGCAATCTGATCCTCGACGCCCTCGGCCACCGCGCGCACCTGCGGCATGAGCACCTGCGCGGAGAAGTCGACGATGTCGAGCGTCAGCTCCTCGTCAGTGATCGGGGCGCCGTTGTAGACGTCGGTGTCGAGCGTGACGGGCACGCCGAACTCGACGCTCTCGTCGTTCGTGATGGGAGTGCCGGCACGCAGCACCCGGGTGCGGGCGGTGCGCCGAGCCGGGACCCGCAGGGTGACCGTGTCGCCGAACGCGCCGCGGAACTCGGCGCCCGAGACGGCGTCGGTCCACACGGTGCGGGCGAGCACCAACTCGCGCAGCAGCAGATCGACCGACGCGCGAGCGATCACGGTCGGGGTCAGGAAGGTATTCGCCACGGTGAGACCTCCTAATGTGTCCGCGATCGGTCACCGTGGGGGCACCGCGCGGGGTCGTGTCAGCCCCGCGGCACTGCCGCGAGGAGCTTGGTTGCGTCGTACGGTTCGGCATTGTCGGCGGGCGGGGTAGCTCCCGGCCGCAGGTTCTCGCGTGGCCGACCGGTGCCGGTCTGGCCGGTGGTACCCGTGCCCGCGCCGGTCCCGCCCTCGGGCGCGCCGTCGGCGGGCTTGAACGCGGCGAGCAGCTCGTCGGCGTCGGCCTCAAGCTCCTCGACCGTCTTGCCCTGCAGCCGCCGAGCCTGCGCGGCGCTGAGCCCCTTGGACTGCGCGACCTCGGCGCGCATGGCGCGCATGTCGGCCTCGTTCGCGCGGGCCTCAAGCTCGACGAGCTTCGCGGTCATCCGCTCGCCGTCGGTCTTGCCCTCATTGATCGTGGCCTGCAGCTTCGCAAGCTCGT